TTGTTATGTGCTTTAGTTAACTAAAAAACTTATTGATACATTGTATTGAATGAAGTCAGCATCTTTACCTGCATAAATTGATTCGCCATTCAAACACTCTAAATCCTCAAATGAAAAATGCTCAAAATGTGCCAGCAAATCATCACTAAGAACTGTTAGTGCTTTTTCTCCGGTATGCAATCGATCAAAACATTGAACCATGATATTACCGGTACGGCGAGTACATGGCTTATCTGCAATACCTGAAGTAAAACTCGGACCGCCTGCAATCGTTAAGCGGCACCATACACCTTTTGTTGGTACAGTAAAGCCTGGTGCATTTGGATACTGAATCCGTTCCTGAGCAATACCTGTAAAGCTTTGCATGTGATCAATAATAGCTTGCCTAGTCTGCTCTAAAGTCATTGCCATTTTAGCCACCGTACTTTTGAGAAATAAAATTAAAAGTGAGGCCATAAATACCTTGTGGCGCTTGATCAGACCAGCCGTTTTCTAAGCGCTCAGCATAAGGCTGGTTATTCTGTATGTAGACCAAATTGCCCAATTTAATCTTTACAGCTTGAATAGCAGCATCTTGAATTGGGTTAGTTTCAGGTCCACGTATGTCATAGTCACCAGATCCAATCGAAACAATATGTGAAGCACGGTATGCACCAGTATCGACGGGACTTAAATTAACTAAAGATTGCACAGTATCCATAACAATATGCTTCACATGGTCTTCTGCTGCTTTAGACACATCAAGACTAAAACTAGTAGGCTTTTTCCCCTTCCATCCCATTGCTCACCTCGCTTGCTTCGTACATTTCGAAAAGGTCTTGAGAGATCGCTTGAATTGAATATGCTTCAAACTCAACACTAGGTTCGCTTTCACCCATTCGCTTCTTTACTATTTGCCAGACATGAACCGCTTCATGTAAAAGCAATCCATAAACTTGAATTCGGTCTTTATCCGCCGTATCACCAATTTGGACGATTGCATATGCGCCATCAGAAAAAGTACTAACTTGCGCATCCGCTCCCATATCCAAAAATTGATCGGCTTTATCCATATCTTCAAATAACAAATCCATGTGAAGCTGATTTCTAGCAAGCGTGTATTGAACATGTTGGAAAGGTGAGATATGCCATAAGGGGACGTAGTCTGTATTTACCATGGGATCTCCTATATTTTGGGCAATAAAAGACCCATCAATCTCTTGACGGGTCTTTTATTTCATTTAGAACCATTTATCGCACTAGGCTTTGAAAAATTGCCCCCAAGCTTTCAAATTGTTATTTGATAAAGCATTACTTTTAAGATCATTCCAATTTTTATAGATCTCAAACCAAATTTTTTTATTTTCAGGTAACTGCGCTTTCATCTTCAAGATGTGCTCCACCATACTAGGTTTAATCTCTGGGTGCTCAAGTAAACTTTGATGTCGCTCCTCAACTTTACGCCAACCTTCTTCATTTGACCTGTCCTCGAAATAATAATCAAAGAGTGCTTTGAAAGTTACAAAAAAATTAGAGCTTTCAATAGTTCCCTCAGCATATTCATCAATTACGGCTAAAAACTTATTAACCATATCAACGCCAGCTGAATTAATTCCTTTAAATTCGGGAGTAAACGAAAAAAAGAAGGCAATTGTATTTAAATTTTCTTCATCAATTGTGGTAAGCCATTCTTTAAGGCTTTGATGTGGGTTAAGCATTCTATTTAAGTCTCTATTGTTATGTTGAAAGAGTAATAGATATAGTGACAAAAATAAGGATTTCAATAATATAACTGATAAAAGATATACTAAAAATTTAAACCTTCCTCAGCTGACATTTCCAGATTGTACTGGCTGGATCTTGTTGAATATGGATAACTCGAAATGGGCCTAAAGCTGTTAGCCATTCATCGTCAATTTTTGGAGTCATGGATACTTCATTTTGCAGCACAGTTGCTTTTTTATCAGTAGCCAGCACTCCAAGCGTCTGAATCTCATATTGACTGTAAGAGCCGAACAAAACGCCACGGCCAGAATAGTTTTCCTTAACTTCAACATACGTTTCAGTTTTAGGATCCCAATTCGTTTTTGAGATCCGTTCACATGTAAAGGTATGAACGGCGTCTGCTAAATCATCATTAAATGCTTCAGCAATATCTGCCTGAATTTCGTCACGTAAGCCCATTAGATTTTCCTGACAAAAAATACAGCTTTTCGTTTGCTGTAAGGCTTAATCAAATCAAGAATGAATTGCTCAATCGCACTAAGCTTTACTGATCCGTCCTGATATTCTTTTTCAGTTTCAACCGTATCAGCTTTGACTTTCTTGCGTTTTAGTACCTGTTCCTGTCCTTGATATAGATCACCCTTGATAATCCCCTTGATGATTTGATATGAGGCTGTTTTTAAAGGTTCAGGTACTTGGGTAGCATCCTCGTAAGGCTTAACGTTACGTGCTAATAGATATGCCTCGGCCATTTGGAGGTATTGAGCCTTATCACTGGCAGACAAAGCATCAAAGCCTTCAACATGTTCTATCGCTTCTTGTTCAGTGATAAAGCTCATGAATTATTCCTTTGGAATTAATGCTAAAAGTTCATCTTTTTTAGCGCCTGCTTCAAATGCAATGCCTTTTTCAGTCAAGACCGCACGCAACTCATCTACTTTTAGACCAGCATAGTTAATCGGCTGTGTTTGATCTTCACCTGGCTTTTTATCTTCTTCAGGCTTCTGACCAGCATTCCCTGATTCAAGTTCAGCAATACGTGCTTTCATTGCTTCAGGATCATTTTGAAAGGAATTGAATTCGCCGTGTAAAGTTGCAAGCTGCTCTTCAAGCTGGGTTACTTTTGCTTCAGTCATTTGACGTTCTCTCATGCGGTTAAATGCGGATAGGCCCATTTATGGATCTCCAAAAAGTTAAGGCGGGTAACCCCGCCTTGTCATTATTTGATCTTGTGCTTGAATGCCACAATACGGATCTGTTTAGGATCGTAAACACGTTCCCAGTTTGCAGCTGTTGCTAGACCAGCGTTATTAGGAGCAATACCTGTATCGCCTGCCCACTTAATGCCGCGAGGATGTAGCACAAAGTGACGGCGGTTAATAAGAATGTCAGTACCCGCTAAACTGTCTCGGTCAGTCTCTACACCAACTGGTGCGCCAATATCTTGGAAACCAATCGCCCCTTGGCCAAACAAGTAAGAAGTAAAGACATCGCCTTCAACTGGCATGCCATCATCTACAATCACACGGCGATCCATAAAGGTTTTGTAGAGAACCACACCATCAGCATCTCGAACAGTTTCGATTAAGCCTTGCTTGGCTAGTGCAGCCATTGTGAATGAGTGCATTGAGATCGCTGTTAATTTATCGACAGCATCACCTAGTTTATAAGATGCATCGATAAATGAATGACCATCAATTACGGCTGCTGCTCCAGTTCCAGCCGAAATATCATGGGTATTACCTGCCATGCTGGCCGCCCCGAATACACCTTTAAGGGTGTTTACGGTAAAACCTTGAAACTCACGCGACCAGTAATCTGCCACCAGATCACCAACCGCACCAAGTGGATCGTCACCAGATAATGCTTTAGCCAAATCATTAGCGCCCCATGCTTTACCACGTGCATGAAGAATCGCAATATCTTTGCCTGAAGTGATGTTATTTACAGATAAAGGTTTTGAATCTGAAAGTACTTCTGACTCACCGCTTAAATCATTCCAGAAAGGAATATTTACTGTAGTACCGCCTTCTGTACCAAAAGCAACTTTTTCATCTAGCTCCCCAACAATGCCTGACTGCCATAATGCAGACTTTTCGGCAGTTTTATTTAATACGTACGGAGTGAATAACTCGGGTACGATTACATCAGCAATTTTTGTGTCGCCCATTAGGCTTTACTCCTTAAAGTTTAATACCGTGTTTTGCCGCTAGCTCTTTAGCTAGTTGCGGGTTTTCATTTCGTAATTGCGCCAATTTGGTCATATTTACCGAGCCATCTGCTTTGAGAATGTCTGGCTGACCTTTTGAATTGTTGCTCCCTGATGCGCCCATACCATTAGGCTTAGGCCAGTAATACGGTTTTTGCTCACGTAGAGATTCAACCCATTCTTTTGGGGTCATCGGTGTTTGGCCGTCTTTACCAATGACTACTTCCCCGTTTTCATCAACTGCCACAGCTTTGCCGTTTTCATCTAATGCGAACTTTGACTGAGCTAAAAAGGCGATATCAGGGGTCGCTTCTGGCAATGCTTCAAGTTCAATTGCAGCCTGCACAATTTGGCTTTGAATTACTGATTGCTTGAACTTTTGAGCATAAGCTTCGGCTTTATCGGCACGTTCTTTTTCGGCCTTCAGTAACTTTTCATGCTCTTCACGCATCTTCTCGGTGCGCTTCTGAATCACTTCGTTAACCTTGCCTTCTGCGATTAATTTGGCCTCTTCATCCTGGTCAATTTGAGCAAAGACTTTCTTAACAATTTCAGGATCAATTCCTTCAAATTGTTTCTGAAGTTTTTGAAGTTCCAACTTTGCGTTCTTAGCAGCATCTCGCTCGCTTTGAAGTGCAGATTTCAAACCTTTTGGATCTTCATAACCTTCTAAGTCGAGGCGAAACTTCCCGTTTTCCTCGACATATAAAGCTCGGTGTTCTTCTTTGATTGCATCAAGTGAATCAACAATAAATGGCAATGACATGTTCAAACCTCTCGTTTGATTTGGGTAAAGCCTTATCTCAAGGCATTAAAAAAGCACCCGAAGGTGCTAAGGTTAAAAATTAAGTTCTAATTGATGAGTGCAATTGCTTTTAATCTTTCAAAAGTAAAACCATAAATTGCCATGGCTCTTGAAATCTTAATTTGAAGAAATGGCACCAGAATTAATTTTGTGCTCAGAATATATTGAGCATCTGACATAGTGATTTGCTTTTCAGACATTTGTAATACCTTTCGCTACATTTCCTTTGTTTGATTTGGCCTTGGTGCATCACTCACTAAGCGAACACCATGAGCACCATATGCTTCAAAAGTTACAGTAATTGTTGCGGGTCCATTTAAGGCATCAGAATTCATCTGTACTGCTCTTTGTCCAGCTAGAGGTTGTCCAGTTTCTTCATCACAAATAACCAGATAACCTTTCAAAGTAGGGTGACGCTTTAGCACTAAATGTCTTGACTCACTCATAAGCCCAACTCCTTAAAGGTTTGCTCATCCAACTTTCGAAGTTGGTCCAATGTGTATAACCGCCCCTCTGGATCGAAGAACTTATCAAAATCAAATTTTCCTTCCTTATAGAGCTTGTAACGTTTCGGCCCCAACCATTCTCTTTGAAAGAAATCATCTGTCTTCTTGAAGAACTCTCTAAACGTAGTATTGGCATCTAGCTGCCCTATTAACTGGCTACGCTCTTCTTTCGGGATGTCTTTAACTCGACGTTCATCCATTACAAATGGACGTTCGCCAACAAGTTGGCCGTCTTTCTCGACTGGTACCAAAATACTGCGACAGTTAGGATGCAACGGCGGTACCCGCTTTGTCGGATCGTTTATTTCCCAAACTGAACCATCCAAAGATGCACAAAGTTTTGAGGTCCTTCCGTCCAGCGTTGCAACCAATCGAACATATTCAAAGCCAATCTGATTGAAACTATTTAGATATGCTTGATTGGCCACATGGCTGCGAACTGTTCTCACAGTACGGTCAATATCAGACTTTGAGCTACTTAAAAGCCCATCCTCATAATTAAGCCGTTTGATACCACGGATGCGCTGAACTATTTCCTGATTTGTTTTACCTGAGTTGATACCATCCCGAATTGCATACTCAACCTTTTGACGGGCATTTTCAGCAATTCTGGATAGCAGATCATCAACAAGAGCCCCACCTACCAATGGTATTTTTTTAGCTGCGGCATATAGCTTTTCACCATTTGGCTTTTTGATCTTGCCGCCATATAGCTTCGCCGTATAATTAGCTTCATATATTGCCAACGCTGTGGCAGAAATGGCAAAAGCTTCAGGTAAGAAAGTATTTAGTCCAAGGAACCACTGAGAAATTAAATCTCGAATCTCTTTGAGATTAGCCGTAGTGTACTGCCCACTTGCTAAAGCCACCTTTTCAGAGTCATTTAATTCATCGAGCAAATCCCGAAGCCTTGCCAACATTAATGTCGACTCATCATTAAAGATTTTTAGTAGCTCATTAACAGATTGAGAAGACACCCGATATAAGTACGCCTGATGTTGGGTAAGTACTTCAATCAATGATTTATCTTCTTTTGAAGCCATACATCACCTCTACAAAGGAGTGTTATCTCGCTCTATTTCTACCCGCTTCACTTCTTCCTGATAGTCGTGAGCTGGTAATTTACCTGTCATCAGGTATTCCCAATATGTGCGGAAAGAGTTTTTCCCTGAAATAGCACCCTCATAAAGCTGTTTTGCAAGATTAATATCAGTGACCTGCACAATAAACTCAGGTTCAACCGTAAATGAATATTTTGTCGAATCCAGCTTTAACCACTGCGCTGCATACTTAATGGCTTTTTCAATTGCTGCAGCTGCACACATCACGATACTGTGAAGACTTGCTTGCTGATCGTCTTGCCGTGCACGGCGCGCTTCACCTGATTCTTGTGTATTGGTATCAACTACTTTAGCCCCAGCTTCTAATGCTGAATTCTTTTGCGCATCCATTTCCTTTTTAGTGAGTTCAATGCCGTTACCTGAAATTTCTAAATAACCACATTGTGAATTTGGAGGAAGACTCCAGACAGCCATAACACCAGTAACGCTAATATCATCATCATCGTCATCATCAAGGCCACTAATCCAAGGTTGCGGATGGGCCGTATGGTGAAGTGACTGGTAATAATCTGCACTAAGTTGGTAATACTTCAGAGCAGCCTTGGCCATTGTCAAAAGCGGTATGGTACCTACATCCGGAGAATTACTAGTGGCACCGCAGAAAACAAATGGTGTGAAAGAAAGTTGATTACCGCCGAGATCGGGAGTTTTATCCTCCACATTTGAACCATCGAACAATCGGACCGCTAATGCTCCATCATCCATAGATAGAACGCGGTGAACCGTTTTAGTTTCGTGCCCGAATTCATCTTCACTATTATCAAATTGCTCCTCAAGCACTAACAGTTTTAGATCCTTACGACCACCAATACTGTTTTCCTTCCAGTTGATAATAGATAACGCATCATATAAGGCGAAATATGGCACTCCGTTAGCATCAACATCGACAAGCAGCCCACAGCGCCCAAACTCTAGCAACTCTGAACAAATGCGAATAAAGAGCTGTTTAAGCCCAAAACCGTCATTTGTTGCATTCTCTATCAATCCTTTAAGTAGAGAACTTTCAATCACAATATTCGGCTCAAGCTTTGAAACTAACCCGATCATTGTGCGTAATGCGCCCTGAACCCATAATGGATACTGAGCTCGACTTAGATAGGCTTTATAAATCTCTCCAGTCGTATCTCCTTGCTTTTCAGCCTCAATCATTCCGGCCGATTTAGCTAGGTACTTTGTTTGTGCCTGTTTAATCTGCTCTTCACCAGCAACGGCGTCTCGCATAATTAACCAGCTTTTTTGTGCAGCAATATACTGCGGATGTTTATCAGTAACTGCCATAAAAACACCAATAAAAAAGCACCTAAAAAGGTGCGTTGTTTAACGAGAAAAACCAGCGATTGTGCGCCGTTTAAATACTTTCTGAATGATGATCGGAAAACGTTTAGCTAATGGATATCCACCAGCATCGCCAACGTGGTCCAAACCTGCAGTCTTATCTGGCATGCCGAAGCTGTCATATACTTGTTGTTCTAGAGTGGCCGTAAAGTTAGGACATTTGTTTGTATTCACTTTTAAGTGTCTTTCACCATCTGCATTTAGGATCTGTGCATTAACCGCATTGATGCGGTCTTTAATGCTTGGGTTCACCCCATTCACTTCAACCTTAAATCCATTTTTCTTTAAAATTGCATGATCGGATTCGCTAAATCCCTTTGAAGAAGTTGCTTGCCCTGAAGCGTCTGGTATCACGGTAATATCATGATCAGGAAAACGCTCTTTGATCAGATAACACATAGTTGGTGTATCTCTTACTCCAACCAGTTCATCTAAAGCTCTCGGCTTACCTTCTCTAATGACATAAACCACAGCAGCCATTTTAAGTACGTTAAAGTCCATTCCAATGAGTAAAGGTTCACCTTGCTTAATTTCTTCATCCGTATGATTTAAAACCCGGTCAAAGTCTGGATAAACCGCTCCACTAGTTAAGTTGACAAACTGCCCTCTTAAATAAGCTGAAATTAATTGCGGCGGATAAGACTCATAAAGTGATGATATGTAGTCATCTGGAAGATTAGCTTCATTATCATAAGTCGATGCCTGAATCATACCGTAAAGTGCCCGTTTCTCAGGGGATGAATTAGCCTCTTTTACAAATTGCTCATAAGTGAATTTAAAGCCTTCTGGCGTTGTTGCCACATCAATACCATTGAGCAATCCAGCTTGTTTAAAGCGCATACGAGCAATGATTTTACGCCAAGCTTGTTGTGCTTTAGTCATCGCCATGACATCTAGCTCATCAATCAAGGCATGTCCGATTTTAAAACCTACAATCGTTGCCGGTTTCTCCATTGATCGACATATGATGGTTGTTCGATATTGCCGACCATAATAGATATCAACTTCTTTGTTGGTTTCATAAACCTTGGTTTTTAACCCCCAATCAAATGCAACTTCATCAATAGTGGGAAAGAAGATGTCACGGATTTGTGGGTATGTTGGCGCAAAATAACCCAAAGGAACCTTTGGAAATTCCCAAGCTTTATTGCATAAGCTGGAGCAACCTCCCCAAGTCTTGCCAGATCCAAAGCCCGCCACAAATGCGCGGAACTTCTTTTCCATCTGCAAAAAATTAGCCTGAGGTACATTCAGTGTCGGATTGATGTTCGGCATCTTTTTTACTCGCATCCACAACTTGAATAGTTACCTTGACTGGTGTTGGGTCATCTGCCCCCTCACCATCACAACTTCTGATCTTTTCAATTTCAAGCTGCTTTAACTCAAGATTTAAAAGCATCAGGTCATAACCCTGCATTTCTTCCCGAACCTGCTTAATCACACCTTGCTTCATTAGCCTGTTGTTTTTCCAGTCTTCATAAATCTTCTGAAGTTCTTTAATACGATAGGCTTTATTAGCCAACGGGATGTCATAAACATTCTTTTTAAAGTCTTCTCGAGTTTTGTGAAAAAGGGTTACCAACTTCTTGCTTAGGTTCTTCCCAGTTGTTTTTGTCGGGTCATACGCTTCGCATTGCCTTCGGTCAATTTCAATACCAAATCTCTGTTTGACAGCATCCGCTACTTGTTGAGGGGTATCAAAGCAAGCAAGAGACTGAACTATAAAGATTTTCACAGGCTCTTTAAGTGCCGCCATACCTCCCCCTTTGTCCAACTACGTCCAACAAAACAGGCAAAAAAAAGAGCCATTAGGCTCAATTGATTACACAGTTTCCGCAGCATTTTGAAATATCAAGATTCGAAACAAACGGCGGATTCTTTGCGACTTCAATAAGTCGCTTAACATTTTTGCTTGGTCCATAACGTTTAACTACGCCAATAAACTCTTCAACGTCATGACCTGCAAGATAGTGCTTAGGAAGACCAGAACTATCGCTATAAACAATTTCTCCGTCCTCGTCTCTCATCACTCCAATGTGATAAAGCTCATGTTCAAGTAAGTAACAGAACTCTGTATCGTTTGCACGCTCACAAAAAGAAGCGTCGACAGTTATTAAGTATGTTGGCACAAAGCCGAACCAGTCTCGCATCTGTTGCTCTTGTCTGGCCTTACGCCAGCCACCAACATTGAACATGACTTTTTCGCACTGGCCTAACACCATAGCTTGCTTGCTTTTATATGCAGAAGAGGCCCAAGCAAATGCTAAAAATTCTTCATTATCG